TAAATGCAATGCCCTTTCAATGGTATCTAACTGTAATGGGCAAATATGCTTTTCGTCTTTTTCATCACGAGCTCCTTTTAAATTTAATGTGTTCCCGTAGTCAATATCCATCCACACTGGCGATGCTATTTTTTGCCACATATCAACTGGCAGGTATCCTGGTTCGGATGGTTTAGTATCTTGATGTATTACCGGATGTTTATGTTCACCTGGCTTCCGAAATACCATTAAATAATCAGGTATGCCTACGCGGCTCATTGACGCATCTTTTTTAATTTGCTTGTGCAATAGCCCTAATGCTTTTGTACGCGTCATTTCGGTTACCGGGTTTTTCCAGATGGTTACGCGGGAGTGGTAGATAAATCCTGCATCAGTAAAAGCATGTAAAATCATCCCGCTAAAATCCCTTAGCCCGATATACCCCTCTTTGCCTTTTTGAATAGGCAAATCCATACAATGTACGGCAACGTTGCGGCCAGACCAAAGTATTCTGTAAATATCCTGAACCAGAAACTTAAACGCAAACATAAATTCGTTATAATCTTTGCTGTTACCCATATCCTCAAGCTCGCTTGAGTATGTGTAAAGTTCAGCGAATGGCGGCGAAAAAATGCTAAACCCTATACTTTCATCCGGTATGTTTTTAACTGTTTTAACACTGTCGCCGAGCCAAATCTCAAAGTTATCTGTTTTTACTGTTTTTACTTCGCGTTCTACAAATGTTGTAGTTTCTGATTTTATATTTTTAGAAATTGCTTTTGCCATTGATGTTTGCATTAATTCAAATTGTTGTTGTTTTTTGTAAATTGACTGGATAACATTTGTCATGGTGTCAGTGACCAAAATGTAAATGTTAACCGGATGTAGTTGACCGAATCGGTAAGATCTGCGTATTCCCTGGTATAGACCTTCAAAGCTAAAATCAGGGCTTGCAAATATCTGGTTATGGCAGTTCTGATAGTTCATACCCATAGCGCCGATCTTTGTTTTTGTAATTAAAACCCGAAACTCATTATTTGCAAAACCTAATAACTTTGACTTTTTAAACTCTGAACTATCGCTACCTTGAACGTTTACCGACCCCGGTATTAGTTTAGTTAATTCATCGGCCTCGTCATTGTGTTTTACCCATACTATAAATGTTTCGGTCGAGTTATTTACAATTTCGATAACCTCACCAATTCGCTCAATTTTTGTCAACCTCAACTCATTGTTAAAATTTATTGCGCTTACTGCTGTGTCATTGAACATTTTACCGTTGTCGCGTTGTTCAGTCGATATTTTACGTTCAATAAGATTTAATGAAGGTAAATCATATCCAGGCATAGAAAAACCGATATCATCAGGCTTACTTAGCATTACAGCCCATTCAGATACCCATTCGTAAAACCTCTGCTTTGCATGTCCCTTTAATCTCCATTTAGATGTGTCTCCTCCATCATGTACAAAAAACATAGCTAACATTTCGTTATATGGCATAACGTTTAAAAACTCACTGTGGTTACCTAACTCCATTGGATCGTTTGGGCTTGGGGTGGCTGTGCAAGCTAATTTGTATGGGGTATTTGCAAACATTTCAATAATTAGTTTACGTGTTGCACCGTCAAAGTTTTTAATGATACTGGATTCATCTAAAAAAACACCTACATAATTAGATGCATCAATATTGTGTAGCTGATCATAATTTATTATATCAATATTTGATAGGTCAATGTCAAATATTGATGCCTGTTGAATGGTCTGATCAACCACAGCAAGCGGAGCCAATCCTAAAACTTTTCGCCCGGTATGCTTAGATACTTGATACGCCCATTCTAATTGTTGGAATGTTTTACCCAACCCACAATCTTCAAAAAATGCAAATTTACCTTTACGTAATGCAGTTTGAACACAAAAAGCCTGGAACGGAAATAATTTTGAATTTAGTTCTGAAATATTAATATCAAAACCAGAATCAGTAATTGTTTTTTTCTTTTTTTCTAAAAATTTATCGTAATCATTCATAAAATAAAAATGCCTTTTATCGGGTTCAGGCGTCCAGACCATCCCCCAATAAAAGGCTATTAAATGTTTTCGTTACCGCTGGACGTCGGTATAACAAATATACAAATTATTGATTAACCATTGCCATGATCATAACAAAATTTTCTTTTACTTCTGGCTCGTGAATTATTATTGCAACATTAGGGGCAGACCAGTAAATTTCAATGTATTCACATGACATGTGGGATAATGCATCGTGTAAAAACCCACCATTAACTGATATTTCAATTTCTGATTTTTCGGATACGTTAATTGTTTCCGTTGCTTTTTGTTTAAAATTAGTATCGGATCCTGTAACTATTAATTTACAGTTGGCGCTTGTAATGAATATCTGCTTCGACACCTTATTTGAGAACTGTAACACTCGCTTAATTGCAGATAGAAGTTCCACTCTGGTAATTGTTAATTTAACGTCGTTTTTTGGTACTATACCAGAATAGTCTGGAAATTTTTCTCCGCTTAATAAACTCATAACAGTTAGGTTTTGATATTCAAAACAAATAGAATTTTCAGAGTACGAAATTTTAACATAACCAGGCACATTTAATGACCCTATTATATTTGTAATAGAAACAGGTAATAATAACTTACCTTTTTTAAATTTACCATCCAATTTAAAAACAGATAATAGTAGTAAGTTACACCCGGCAAACGTAGCCCCATCACCTAAGTCTAAGTTAAGTCCTATAAATCTTGTTTGAACAGGATCTGTTGATCTCGCATAAGCCGTACTATAAATAGCTTCTGTTAAATCAGATGATTCAAACTCTATTGTTTCATTACCATCCGTTTTAATTACAGGAAAGTCTGATCCATCATATCCAGAAAGTTCATATATGCCACTTCCTGCGGTTACCTTTATTTCAAATGACGGAGAAATGTCAATTATTAATGGCTGATCAGGTAGACTTGATAGAAGCGTTATTATTTTGTCAGACGGAATAAGGACATCACCTGTAAAATTAATAGGCAGCGATGTTAACATTGATACCTCCAAATTACAGGTAGATATTTCCAGTTTACTCCCAGTTCCAAAAAGCCTAAAGCATGATGATGCCGGAACAATGTTATTTGTTGACACGCCTTTGCTTACTAATTGCAAGGATGATAATAATTGTTTTGTGTTTATAGTTAATTGCATTACATGAAGTTGTAAGATCTGTTTGTAATTTCTGTTAGTTTTGCCTTAAATTCTCCGCATGTTTTGCAGTCTTTAAACTGATCTACTACATAAGCGGTGTTTAATTTTTCAATTTCGCGATCATATTTAGATTCTATGTCTGTGATTGTTTCTATTACGGATTCGATTTCTTCTCGTAATAGTTCGATTTGATTTTTCATTTTATTTGTTGTTTAATTTTTATTATTATTTGTTTGTTCCACTGGCCTAACCTCACTAACGAACTCTTTCCTAATCGGGAACGGTTGCCCCTCCCCGATCCTAACGATCAACACATCCCCATGCGAATCATTGACCAGCGTTAACTCATCGCCGGGGGAGGTGTATTTGTTGTGGATTAGGCTAAACATACTTAGCTATGTCGAGTGATGCCAAATATTTACGGCCTAATTCTACGCGGTCATAAACCGAATGAACCGCAACGGTATTTTGATTGTATAGATAAGATTTTAAACGTAATCCAGGCGCTAAATGGCTGTATAACATTGATGCTTTAACCTGTTCGTAAAATTCAGCATCCAGTTCATCAAATCCGGCTTTGTATGATAGTTTACGCGCCTCTGATTCAATAAGCGTTTCCGGTGCATCCATCAGGCAGTAATGCAATCCGAACCGCTCACGTTTAACCAAGTCCATATAACCGATACCCTGCCATTCGTAATCTTTATTAGCCTCTTCAAAATCGAACACAGGAAATGTGAAGCAATCCCAAACGCATTTAATATCGTCAACGCTTTTAGCCAGGATGACATCTGGTGTTCCAGTAATGTACTCGTTTGAAAAGTGTTCAGTGTTTTTTGATACCATACCCCAACCCAATTGCTCCCCGGCAAACTCTATAGCATCATCTTCGCATAGATTACCCTTTTCGGTGTACTTGCTGGTAAACTCTTTCTTGCGGTCGTAAATCTGTTCCTTAAGCCACGTATGCAAATATGACTTATATGTTTCGGATAGGTGTAAATCATTTTGGTGCACTTGCAAGTATGGGATAGTTTCGGTATCCAGTATTTTAATCTTTTCGGCTCGGTTTTGAGCTACCTTTGTGTTTAGGTTTTTTACCTCGGATTGCAATTCCTGTAACCGTTTTATTTCGGCAATGGCATCATGGTATTGTTGTTGTGGGCTCACCGTTTGCGGTTCGGTCATTATCTTGCCAATTGCGGAGGCGCGGATTTTAAATGGCTGCATCTTTCAAAAGTTTTTTATTGTTATCGGATAGGGTAAATGCTTTTTCGATGCTGGCAATGGTAGCCTCAACTGTGTTAGTTTTGTCCTTAATGGCCTGTATGGCGCCAGCCCACTTTTTATGCTCTGGTGTAAATTCTGGTAGTTTCACCTGGGCTAATTCAGGTTTGATCCGCAACGCGTCTAATGTTTCGCCAAATGCTTTAACTTTTGCTACATAGATAGTTATTAGCTTTCCGCCCCAATCTTCAATAAACGGGCTACCAATAGCCTTAGTTAGATTCTTTTGATTTGTCGCGTTTAGTATCATCGGCTTATGTGGTGGGATAGTCATTACCGTACACTCCTCTTTTTTACCGTCAGGGCCGATTACCATTTCTCGGCGCACTTCGCCGATTTTTGCAACAAGTTCGATGTTCTTATCCCCTTGCATAAGTTCGTAAGCACCTATGTACAAAGGGTTCGTTATCTTTTTCCAATGTGTCTTTTCCATTTCGTTTAAGGTTATTTAATTTATAAGTGTACAATTCCAGCC